GGGCTGCAATTCACCGTGGCCTCGTCTGAAGGCAACCGCATCGAATGGATGTTCAGCCAGAAGCGCCTCATGCTGGGAACCAGCGGCGACGAGTGGACAATCGGCGGGGCCGACAGCGGGCAAGCGTTTAGTTCGACCAACGTGCAGGCCCAGAAGCAAAGCAGCTTCGGGTCGAAGACCATGCGGGCCATCCTGCTTAACGACGTCCTGCTTTTCGTCCAGCGCCGCGGTCGCAAGGTGCGCGAACTGACCTATAACTTTGAGCGCGACGGATGGGTTGCGCCGGATCTGACCGTCCTTTCCGAGCATGTGACCCAAGGCGAACTGGTCGAATTGGCCTTCCAGCAGCAGCCCGACGCCATCCTCTGGGCGGTGCGGGGCGACGGCCAACTGGTGGGCATGTCCTACGAGCGCGACCAAAAGGTCGTCGCGTGGCACCGGCACACCACCGACGGGGAATTTGAGTCCGTCGCCACCGTCTACGGACTCTCCGGCGCGGACGACGAGGTCTGGCTGGTGGTCAAACGCACGATCAACGGGCAGACCAAACGCTACATCGAACGCTTCAAGGCCGACAACCGCGCAAAATTTGAGGCCCAGACCAAGGACGACTGGTGGTATCTGGACTGCGCCAAACGCTATTCCGGCACCGCCACAGCCACCATCACCGGACTTTCCCACTTGGAAGGCAAGGCAGTCAGCGTCTTGGCCAACGGGGCCGTCCAGCCCGACGAGACGGTCGCCGGAGGCCAGATCACGCTGGACAAGACCTACACCAAGGTGCTGGCCGGTCTGCCTTACACCTCGACCATCCTGCCCATGAAGTTCGACTTCGATCTGCGCGACGGCCCGACCCGCGGACGGAAGAAGCGCATCAACCGCGTGGAGGTCAGCCTGTTCAAGTCTCTGGCAGGGGAGGCCAGCACCAACGGCACCGAGTGGCTCTGGATTTACCCGCGGGACTTCGATGACCCAATGGACGCCAGCCCGCCGCCCTTTTCCGGCGATGCCGAGGTTGTCGTCGCGGGCGACTACTCCGACGACAGCGACATCTATTTGCGCCAGCGCCTGCCTTACCCGTTCACCGTCCGCGCCCTTGTCGTAAAGCTCGACGCATACGGGGATTGACAATAGTGTGATTTGACTAAACCCATGAGACAGCCCGTTCTTCAACTTCGCATGTTCGACCGCGACAAGGATCACGCGCTGCTCGTCGATTGGTGCAACGCGCACGGCGGCGAAGTCACTCCGGCCCATTTGCTCCCGCCGCTTGGCGTGATCGTGCAGCAAGACGGCGAGGATGCCGCCATGCTTTTTTTGTATTACGCGCTGTCCGCGGGCGTCTGCTTTGTCGATTGCGCCGCCACCCGCCCGAAACTCTCCCTCAAGGAATCCATCGAGTGCTTTGACATCGCCATCTGCTATCTCAAAAGCGAGGCGCGTCATAATGGCTACCATGTCATGTTGGCCCACGCCTCTCCGGCAGTGGCGCGTTGTCTGTCGCGGATCGGGTTCCAAAAAAACAAGGAGTCTTTGGTCAGAATGTTTTGTCTGACCGACGAAAACTAAATGCCACAAATCGCCGTCCCTCTTGCCATTACCGCCGCGGTGTCCAGCTTGGCCTCCGCGGGTATTTCCTACTACGGCCAGCAGCAGCAAGCCGCCTCTGCCGAGCGCCTCGCCAACTACAACTACCAAGTGCAGTTGCAGCAGGCGCAGATGCAGGCGCAGATGCAAAAGGTCGCCGCCGAGCAGCAATACCAAGCGGGCATGCAGAACGCCACCGCGATGCAGAACGAGGGACTGCGCGTGGAACAAGAGGCCCGCGAACGCGCCAAGCGTATGCGGGTAGAAAACGAGCGTCTCTTGGGCCAGCAGCGGGCGCAGTTTGGCAAGGCGGGCGTGACCAGCGCCGGTTCGCCCTTGGCCGTCATGGCTGAATCGGCGGGCCTCATGGAACTTGCCGTGGGCGATGAACTTTACAAGGCCGACATGGAGCGCAGCGCCTTCTACCGCAAGGCCGAGGTCGAGAAATGGCAGGCCGGATACTCTTTGGTGGACAAAGCCGCCGCCGACTACAACGCGGCCAGCGCGTCCTTCCGCGCCCAGCCGATCCTCTTGGAAGGCCAGAACACCGCCAGCGCCCTGCGCGTCAATAGCTACGGGTCGCTTATCTCCGGCGTCTCGCAAGCGGCGAGCATTGGCAGCAGCTACAACTTTAAGGGACGCTGATCATGGCCAACATCCCGCTCGTCCAAATCCCCAACGCCCCGCAGACCGGATCAACCGCCGTGCCGCTGCCGGTGGGGGCCATCCGCACGCCCGACGTCGAACTGATGGGCATGATCGACGACGCCAGCTACATGGCGGTGGGCCGCGCCTACGAGAACCTTGGCAACGCCGGTCAGCAAGCGGCCAATGTGCTGGGCGACTTTTCGCTGTCAATGGCCCGCGCCAGCGACGAGGCCAACCTTGCCAAAGCGGACAGCATCAAAACCGACATGGTCGCCAAGTTCGACGCCGAGGTTGCCACCAAGCCGGAGAGCGAATGGAACAGCATCTGGGAAAACAACTACGCGCCCAAACTGCGCGACCAAGTGTCGTCCCTCAAGATGACCACCCGCGACGGACTCAACCGGCGCGACACTTGGCTGGCCAACACCGAGAACGGGATCAAGGCGCAAGTTTTTACCAGCGCCAACAAAGCCATCGTCGAGCGTGGTAAGCAGGAAATGCTTAACTATGTTGACCGCGCTGTCAGCGAAGGGCGTTATGAGGACGGATTCGCCGGTCTAAAGCGCGGCCAAATGGCCGGTTACTGGGGAGGGGAATTTACCGAAGCGCGAACAATCAAGCTGGAGGAAGAACAGCGCGTCAACACCATGACCAACGTCATCCAGCAAAACCCCGCCCAGTGGCGCAAGGAACTGGCCAAGTATCAGAAGGAGGGCAAGAACCCCCACAAGCTGCGCCCCGAACAAGTCCTGCAATTCCGGCGCATGGCCGAGGGAACCCACGCCCAGCTTCTCGACGACCTCAACAACGAGATGCTCACCCGTCTGGAAACCGAGAGCGCCGCCATCACGAACGAAGACATCGAAAAGTTTTACACTCGTCCCGACATCGATGCGCCGCGGGAACTCATCAACAAGATGAAGGAATACCGCGGGTTTAAGTATGCCGACACGCCGGAGGGGCAAGCCGAGCAGGCCACGAAATTCAGCGACCTCTGGCAGAAAATCTTTTCCTACAACGCGGAGAAGGACATCAGCATGGCCGATCCCGACACGCACAAGCGCGAATACCAACGCCTCATCAGCGAGATCGTGACGACCGCGCCGGAGGGCCAGCGCAAGCCTTTCATGGACACGCTGGACAAGATGGTGTCCGACGCCAACCAAGGAAAGAAGTCCCGCGCCGACGAGATCACCAAGGGGTTGACCGACCTAACCGGCAAGCTCGCCTCATGGGGCCAACTGGGCAACGACGGCGGATGGAAGGAGGTCAAGATAGACGGCAAGGTGGAGCGCGTTCCGAAAGACCCCAACATGCAATTGCAAGTGCAGACCAAACGTCTGGAGATCACCAACGACATTCGCACTCTTCTGCGTGAAAACCCCGACCTCACCGAGGAGCAGGCGATGGAGCGGTTCAAGGGCATTTTGGAAAACCGCTTGGAAGGCGGCGCTCTCTTCATGCAGCAGCCGGACGAAGAATCGTGGTGGCAGAAACTTATCCCCTTCGTCATGGGGCCAGACCTTGGGCCGAATGTGATGACCGCCGGTCTGGGCTTCCGCGGCTTTGGCGGGTCGCCTATGGACGGACTGCAAGACGCCGACGAACCGCTTCCTCCGGTGCAAGGCATGCCGCCCGCGCCCTCCTCCGAGAATTTCAGCGTGTCGAACCTCCCTCCGGCCAAGCAACCCATCGCGGGCCAGATTGCCAGCATGGCCGAAGCCGAGGGCTTGGGCCAATACACGCCGCACCTCATGCTGCTCGTCGCGCAGGAATCCAACTTCAACCCCGACCAGACGATCAGCACCTCGTCGGCCCGCGGACTCTTCCAGCTTCTCAACGCCGACCGCAAACGCTTTGGCAGCGACAGCAGCCTCGACGGCCAGATCCGCGCCGGTTTAGCCAAAACACGCGAGAACATCAACGCCGCCCGCCGCGCCCTTGGCCGCGACCCCGACCCCTTTGAACTCTATGTCGTCCACTACCAAGGCATCGGCGCTGGGCCTGCCATCCTCAAGAACCCCGACGGCGACTTCCGCCAGACGCTCGACGCCACCGGAGGCAAGGGCCACGCCGCCCGCGTGATCCGCGCCAACAAGTGGCTGGCTGACATCCAAACCAACCAAGAATTCATGGACTGGGTGCGCGAGCGGCTTTCTCGCAAAGCCGCCGACCTTGGCATGGCATGATTAGCTTCGCCGCCACCCCGCAGTCCCGCGAGGCCCAGCAGGCGCGGACTTACACCGACCCCAGCGCCGGAGCGCCTCCGAGTCGCCGCAGCGGCTACAACGCGCCCTACGTTGATCTGGGCCACTGGAACAAGGTCTTCACCGATCAGACCTACTTCGACTCCATCGCCAAGCAGAAGGGCATGACCGAGGGCGCGAAGGTCAGCCTGCATGGCGACGACTACGTCTACCGGCAAGCGATGATCGGCTACTTGGCCGACACCCGCAAGGTGCCGCTCGACGACATGCGGTCGATTTTCGATGCGGAGAAAGACGGCTTTGCCAAGACGGTCTTGGGCAAGCAGACGGCCAGCGCCCGCGAGATGTTCGACTGGCAGAAGGGGCAATTTGAGCGCAGCAACGAGAAGAAAGCCGCCGCCGACCAGATCCTGCAAGGCGTCATCCGCCGCAGCTTGGAAGACGCGCTCTCCGGCGGCGACACGCCTTTTGTCGAAAGCGTCGGCAAGGACATTGATGCCGCCGCGGAAATGTTCGACGACGAGGAAAAGTCCCGCCTGTGGGAAAAGGCCGAGGAACTCGACATCAAGATCCGCGCCTCGCAGGACAAGTTTGCGCCGGAGGCCCGCTTCATCTTCGACGCCCTCCAGCAGTCCACCGGACAAAAGACCGGCTTCGGAGCGCCCGACATGCGCGACATGGCCTCCCGCTTTGCCCAGTTGCCCGACAACCAGCGCAAGGCCATCTACGAACTGGCCGGAGGCTTTGCCCAGATCACCCAGACCGACAAGGGCTTTTGGTATCAGATGGCCGAATCCCTTGGCCGCGGGGCCAGCGACATCGTCGAGCGCGTGCCGCGCAACTTCCGCGAGCAGACGCTCCGAGGCCAGCTTCGCCTCTTGAATAGCGACCAGCCCGTCTTCCGCGCCACGGGCGTGGCCGGTGCCGAGTTCAGCGCCGCAGGCAGCACGCCGGTCTTCGGAGCGACCCAAGGCCAGATGCTGACGCCGGAAGAACGCGAGGAGGCCAAGTCCAAGATCCAGTCCGACCTTGGCATCTTGAAGGTCGAGCGCGAACTGCGCGACTTGGCCGAGCGCGTCGTCGATCCCATCAAGACCATTGGCGTCCTGCCGGAGATTATCGAAGAAGGTCTTTACGGAGCCGCCCGCAGCATCCCTTACACCGCCGTCGCCGCGGTGCCGATTGCGGGCGTTCCCGCCGTGGCCTCCGCGCTGTTTAGCAGCAACTACGACCGGATCATGCTGGAGTATCCCGACCTTGATCCCGATAAGGCCGCGCTCATCGCCGCCATCTCCGCGCCCATCGAAGCCGGTCTGGAGCGCATGAAGGTCAACACGATCACCGGACGCCTGCCGGTCTTTGGCGGTTTAGTCAAACGCCTGCAACACCCGAACCAGCGGAACATCACCCGCATCGCCATCGGCGGGGCCGGAATCGTGGCCGAGCAAAACGTGCAGGAGATCGTGCAAAACGCCACCTTCCCGTTTGTCCAAACCATTGCCGCGGCGCTCGACGCCGACATGCCCGACTACGACTGGGATGAGCGCCTCGCCGGTATGCCGCGGGAACTGGCGGTGCAATTTGTCGCCCTCCTTCCGCTTTCCCTCATGGGTGTGGGCGCACTGTCCTACCGCGAGATCAGCCGCGGCGAGAACTACCTCAAGAGCAAGGCCGACTTGGAGAAGGCCGGATACAACGAGGAGCAGATCGACCGCATCACCGGAGCCGAAAGCGCCGAAGCCGCCCAAGCCGCGCTGGTCGAGGAACACGCCAAGCGCGACCCGAAGCTGGTCAAAGCCGCCGCCCAGCGCATCGTGGACGAGTCCATCGCCCTGCGCGAGAAGGCCAATCCCGCCGCCTTGCCGCGTCTGGAGAAGCAGGGGGCCGACTACGTTGTCCTCTCGCCGGAGGGCAAAGAACTCGCCCGAACGACCGACCAGACCGCCGCGGAGCAGGCACTGGTATCCGCCCGCCGCGAGACAGTGCAGCGCGAGATGCGTAGCGTAACCAACGGCATCAACCTCGCCTTGGAATTCATTAACAAAGCCAACGAGGCCCGCTCTCGCGGAGAGGACATTCAGAAGTTCATTTTGGAAAACAGAGACAACGACCTTTTCCAAGACTACGAGGCCAACCCGACCGAGCAAAATCTTGAGCGTCTTTTTGAAACGGTAACGGCGTTTGGTTTTGACGCCAAAGAACCCGAAGACCTTAAAAACTTTCCGGTGCTGGCCAGCAACCAAGGCGCGTTGCGCGACGGCATCTACCGTTCCATCGTCCGCATTTTTGACGGGGCCGACGGCACCATCGTCATGCGCGACTTCGCACAGGATAACCTTAAACGCGCTATGGCTGAAGGCCGCGTCAGCATTGACTGGGTGCGCTCCAAGCTAAACGAACTGATTCCGCAGATCGACAGCGAACGAATAGAGCGCAAACTCCGCACCGATACGGACACTGACGTCATTGAAGCGTTCTCTGACGTTGCCATTGCTTACTTCCGCGGGCGCATCACCGAGGATATGATCCCCGAAGGATTCCGCGGATTCTTCCGGCGCATGGCCGTACTAATGGCCGACATCTTCCGTCGCTCCTACCGTCTGGCCCGTCTTCGCGCCGAGGGCAAACTCGACCGCGACTTTGAGGCGCTCTTGGCCGAAGCGGTGGGCGTTGACCAGCAGGCACTGGTAGACCGCTCCCGCGAAAAGACCGCGCAGGAGGTTGCGCCGGAGGTGGCGAATTATTCGATTGGCGCACTGGGCGATGACAATCCATTCATGCATCCCCGCGGAGCCGACGGCAAATACAAGGGCGCTCCGAAGTGGGTCAACGCGCCCAAGACGCGCCGCGGCAAAGACGAGGCATACATGCGCCTGCGTGAGCGACTTTACCAGTTGGTTAAAGAAGGCGAGGCGGGACGCTTTTGGTATGAAGACAGCGGACGCGCCGTGCTTCGCATGTTCAACAATGACGTCGTCGAAGCCGAAAAGTTTATCGAACTGCTGGCCATTTACAGCCCGCAGGCGACGGTCGAGGTCAACACTTACTTTGCGCTCCGCGCCTACATCCAGCGTGCGGTCAACGCGGCCAAGGAAGACTTCGCGGTCAAGACTGGCACGCAAGACGACAAGGCCAAAGCGGTTCTCTACGACAATCAACCTTGGGCCGGTCGCAAGACGGACAACTTCTACAAGAACATCATGTATGTTCTGCTCAAGGAGCTACCGGCGTCCGAGGTCGCCAAGCTCAAGCTCGACGCAGAAGTCTACGAGATGCTGCAAAAGCCGGTCACTGTGGACATGTGGGTCTACCGCGCCTTCGGCTTCGACAGCGATGCGCTGACTGACGTTGCCGGAACCGGCGCGTTTGGATTTGCCGAGCGCGAACTTAACCTCATTGCCGAGGAATTGAACGCTTCGCTACCGGAAGGCGCGGCACCGTATTTGCCTCACCAAATTCAAGCCATGCTTTGGACGTCGATTAAGGGTCGCTCCGAGACGAAAAAAGTCAAAGACCTTACCGAAGCCCAGTCCATGAAAGCCAAGGACATGGTCAAAGTGAAGAACGCGCAGGGCAAACTGGTGCGCGAGTTCAAAGACAAAGAAGCGCAGAAGCGGCACATGCAGCGATGGATTACCAATGCGCTCGCGCTGCCAGCCGAGAGGCTCGACGTCAGCATGGCCGCGGGAGCCTTCGACCGTTTTATCAACAGCGTCAGCATGCGTGCGTTGTGGGAATCTGTGCCTTCTACCAATACGCCGGAAGGTGTTGCTATTACCAATTTGCCCACCGCGCAAAAAGCCGCGTTCACGCGGGCCAGCCGCGAAATCATCCTCGACGAGAATGGCAACGACATGCTGGCAGCGATGCTGGGCGTGCCGGTCAACGTCAGCCAACTGCTGTCCGGCGGCTATGGCACCGAAGCCACGCCGAACGTCGTTACCGAGCTTTTCCCGAACAAGCCCAGCGGAACGTATGATGATGACGTTGTCCGCGCCTACGCTCGCGCCATTCAATACATTTTCCGGCAGGATGCGGTGCCGTGGATGCGCTACATCAAATACGGCGCGGAAAACGAAAAGAGCTACTATGCGGAATCTCCCAAAGGAGCAAAGCGCCGCTTCGCCACACAAGCCGAGGCCGAAGCGTATGCCGCCGGTAAAGAGGGCTATGTTGTCAAAGGTGACGCGGAAAACTTGGCTCTCATGCTGGATTTTGGCGAACAGTTAACGCCGGAGTTTCTCGACCAACTTCAGCAGGGTTTAGTCAAAATCCATGATTCTCTGGGCTTTACGCAAGTTTCTCCTACCGAGGTGATCGTGACTAATTTTCGCGATGCCGAGACGGGCCTTCCAGCGTTGACAGACGAGCAGTTCTACCAGATGCTATCTGGTGCTTATGGCGCTACAGCCAACATCCAAGAACTCTACACCGTCGGAGAATACGGCCCAGTCCACGACTGGTCAGCCGACCCCGAAGGCGGGACGATTCTGTCAGCGAGTTCCCGCTTCACACCCGATCTACTTGAGTGGCTTCGCGGTAGGCGGCAGATATCCGACGCCCTTCAAAAAGACTGGGCCGAAGGTCGCGGAGTAGACAACTACTCCATCTCCACCCAGTCCGAAATCGACCGCGTCGGCGCGGCGTTGAACCGGCTCGACCGCGACCCTCTGGAGCGCGTCAAAATCTACGAGAAGGCGCAAGAGAAGTTCCTCCGCGTCATGGCCGACAACCGCGAGATGCTCGCATCGGCGCAGGACGGCGACCTCGCGCAGATGCGCCGCACGCAAATTTTGCAAGCCTTGGGCGAACTCGACGGCATCATTTCGGTGCTGCCGCCGGAAGTCCGCAGCAAGATCGGCGGCTACACGCAACTGGCCAAGGTCGATCCTATGGACGTCTACAAGGGCGACCAGAAGGTTAGCGAAGTCCGCGGCATGTCCGGTGCCATCATCTCCGCGTGGATGCGCGAAGGTCTGAACATTGGCGAGGCGCAAAAGAAGACCGAACTGCCCGCCGGTTACCGCGCCGAGCGCAACCTCGACCCGACTCGCGCCGACCGCGCTATTGCCGACGTTTTCATTCAGCGCATCAACCGGATCAACGAGGCGCTGGAGCAGTTCCTGCGCGACGAATACAACACCGCCGCGGTCGAACTCTTCAAGCGGGCCAAGCCGCAGCGCAGCGGGGCAGGGGAGAAACCCAAGGGCAAACTGGGCGCGGACGTCCACGATCTGTTCGACAAGCTCAAGGAGGCCACCGAGTGGAGCGCCGAGGAGGCGCAGGCGTATGCCGACGGCCAATGGGCGCGGATCGAAAACGGCGAACTCAACCCCTACGAAGAAACGCACGCCATGATGGCCGCGCAGATGGTGCCGCTCTTTGCCGACTGGGCCAACGCCGACAGCAGCCAACGCGCCGCCGCGGTCACGATGGGCAAGGACGTCCTCAACCGCGCCTACAAGGGCGAGCAGCAGCGCATCATCGCCCAGCGCACCAAGCGGGGCTACGACCGCACCGATTTGTCCAAGGATGCCGGAGTATCCGCGGAGGACGACAAGGCTCGCCAAGACGCTCTAAAGCGCGAGAACAGCCTGCCATCGAAGTGGGAGAGCGCCATGCTCAACCTCCTCAACTTCGACCAAGTCCTGCGCTACGTTTTTGGCAACGACAGCAAGATCGCCCGCCAGATCAGCGACCGGCAGCGTAAGGCCGACAATGCCAAGAGCGACGACATCGCCGCGCTTTCCGACGAGTGGGCCGCGTTCCTTTCCGAACTGGGCGGCGGCGAGATGCAGGGGCAGCAGTTGCTTTTTGAACTCTCGCGGATGGACGAAGAGATCGACGGCGTCTCCTACAGCCAGAACCAACTCATCGCCATCAGCATGATGTGGATGCAGCCGAAGGGTCGCCAGCACATGGAGGGATTCCTCGACAGCGACGGCCAACCCGCGGGCAAGTGGCACTACAACCAAGACTTCGTCAACAAAGCCGAGAAGCTCCTGCGCGGTGAGGCCAAGGCCATCCGGCAATACCTCCTCGACAAATACGACGCGGAATACGAGGCCATCAACAAGGTCTACCGCAAGGTCTACGGACTCAACCTCCCGAAGAACCAGTTCTACTCGCCGCTCGTCGTCGAGAGCATCCGCGCACCCGCGCAGGCGGGTATCGATCCGGTGACCGGCGGCGTCTTTGCCGCGGGGGCCAACTCGCCCAGCGCCCTCCGTTCCCGCGGTGGGGCCATCGCCCAGCCGGTCTTCCGCGATGCGGTGCAGACCTACTTCGGCCACATGCTCCAGATGGCGCACTGGAAAGCCTACGCCGAGTTCAACGGCGAAGTCTCCGCGCTCTTGGGTCACCGCGACACCCGCAACGTGGTCAAGGGCAAGGCCGGTGAGCAGGCCGCGACGGTGATGAACAACTGGCTGCAATACTTCCAGCAGGGCGGTAACAAGGACGCGGCGAACCATTTGGCCATCAACCAGTGGATCAACCGGATGACCGGCAACTTTGCAGTCATCGCGCTTTTCGGGCGCATCTCGACCTTGGCTTTGCAAGTCACCCAGCTTGGCGCGGCTTCGGCCAAGATGCCGGTGGGCGCTTACCTCTCGCGCTTTGGCAAACTCATGTCTGGTCGCCTTGGGTGGACGACCGCGCTCGACAGCGACTACATCCAGCGCCGGATCAAAGACATGCCGCCCGCCGTGGCCTTGGCCATGCAGGGATTGCGGGCCGACAAGCCCAGCCAGATCCGCAACGCCTCCCGCTGGCTGGGGCAGCATTTGAGCGGATTCGACGGATTCTTCACCGCAGGCACCTACGCCATCGTCTACGACTACCAGCTATCCCAAGCCCGCCAGAACGGCATGGGCGGGCAGGAGGCCGCGGACTACGCCCGCGAGGCCACCGAGCGCATCGTGGACGAGATCGCCCAGCCGACCAGAGCCGGTGCGCGTTCGATCTACGAACTTAACTCGACCAACCCTGTGGCGCGGGCCGTCTGGGCCTTCTCCTCCGAGTCGCGCAAAAACATGGGCCTGCTCATGTACAACGGAGCCAAGGGCGGCGGGCGCGACTTCGGCAAGGCACTCACCTACGTTCTGCTGCTCAACGGTCTGGTGGGCATTGTCATCCGCAACGCCTTCCGCGACATGCGCGACGAGGACGACGAGGAAATCTTCGACGAGAAAAACTGGGGCTGGAAACGTCTGGCCGCGCAGTTCATCAGCGACCCGATCTACGGTATCCCCGTGGTGGGCGAGACAATCGAAAGCGGCGTCTACGCGGCATTTAGCGTCTACCAACCCTCCGGCCCCGTCTTCGATGTGACCCGCGGAGTGCCTGCCGCCAAGCGATTGGGCTACGATCACCCAATGGCAATGCTGGAGGGCGAAGCCGAGTTCCGCGACATCGTGGCCGACGTCAACCGCGTCCTCGCCGCCGCCGGACTTTTCAACGGCACCATCGCCGGAGCCGCATCAATCAGCAACTTGGCCAAGGACGTCTTTGAGGTAGGCGACAACGTCTTTAGCGGCGAGCAATAAACTATTGCGCCACCATGACCACGAAGGTTTAGTCAAATCACTAACATGGCCGTTCAGAGCGACATTTCTTCCATCACTTATACGGGCAACGCCAGCCTCACGCTGTCGTATACCGTCCCGTTCTATTTTCTGGAGAATAGCCATCTCGCGGCCACATCGAAGGTAACAGCCACAGGCGTCGAAACGCCGGTCACGCTCATCAACCATATCGGTGCTGGCAGCGAAAACGGCGGCACTGTCCGCACATCGGTTGCCGTTCCGGCCACTTCAACAGTCACGATCTTCCGCACCGTTCCGGCCACCCAGACGACCGACTACCAAGAGGGCGGCGACTTCCCCGCGGCCAGCCATGAGCGGGCGCTGGACAAGCTGACCATGCTGACCCAGCAGAGCGAGCGCAAAGCCAACCGCGCCATCCGCGTGACCGAGGCCGACGCGGCGATTAACCCTGTGGTCGCCACTGCCAACACAGTTTTCACTCTTAACGCTTCCAAGCAGACCAAGCTGATGACGCCCGCCGAACTGCGCGAGTTTCTTACGCTGACCGGCACCACGCTTTCCGTTCCCGCGGGCATCCGCACCTTTGCCGACGCCGGACAACGCACTGCTGCTGTGCCGGACTACGCGGGCCAACTTGCCACCCAGCGCGACGAGGGCGTTGTCTACATCGCCACTGGAACCAGTGCCGGAAACTGGACAGTGCTGCTGGTCAACGCGGACACCGTCAACACCGCGGCCATCCAAGGCGCGGCGGTCACCACGCCGAAGCTCGCAGACGGGGCCGTCACCGCGGCGAAGATCGACCCTTCGGCCAAGATCGGCGGGGCCACAGGAGCGGGAACCGACCGCACTTTTTACGAGAACGACCAGAACGTGAACACCAACTACACGATTTCGACCAACAAAAACGCCATGAGCGCAGGGCCGATCACCGTCGCCAACGGAGTGACGGTCACCGTTCCCAACGGATCAACTTGGACAATCGTCTAACACCATGCCAGCAACCATCAACGGAACTTCGGGATTCGGCGGCAACCTCACCGGCAACGTGACGGGGAACGCGGATACTGCGACATTTGCAACGTCTTCGCTCACGCTCGCCGCCGCGCAAAACACAACGAGCGGAACCAGCATTGACTTCACTGGCATTCCGTCATGGGTGAAGCGGATAACGGTGATGTTCGACGGCGTTAGCACCAATGGATCAGACAACATTCTTATCCAAACAGGGTCTGGCAGTTTTGACACCAGTGGCTACATCGGGGCTGGTTCTTACATAGGACTTTCCACACTTGCAACAGTGAATTCTACGGCTGGTTATGTTGTCCAAAACGGAGGTGCGGCCAATACAATTAGTGGATGTCTTTGCATTACATTGTTAACATCTAATTCATGGGTTGCTAATGGCGTGTTTGGATTTTCAAACACAACAGCAGTAATTCTTGCCGCAGGCGCACGCGGAGTTTCCGGCGCATTAGACCGCGTCCGAATCACTACTACTGGCGGAACCAACACATTCGACGCGGGCCGCGTCAATATTTCCTACGAAGGATAACCACCATGCCCATCTCCATCGAAGCAGATCCAACACTCGCCCAAGGCTACATCAAGGTCAACGGGACGACAGCGGCTACGGTGACCTCGACTGGTCTGACCACGGCGTCTTTGCAGGACAACTCTGTGACCACATCGAAAGTGAATAGTGCCGCGATTACAGCATCAAAACTTTCTGGCGCACAAACAGGCAGCGCGCCGATCTATGGATGCCGCGCTTGGGTTAATTTTGATGGAACAACTGTCACGAGTGTTGGTGGCGAAAATCTCTGCACGATTCGCGCAAGCGGAAACGTGACTAAAGTTGTCCGAAATAATACCGGCGACTACACGATTACTTTTACCACGGCGATGCCGGATGCCAATTACGCCACTGTTGCTTCCGGTTCGCCAGACGTTACATCCGCGCTGATTGAAGCGCAGGGAACGCCAACAACAACTACGCAACAGATTTACGCAAAAAACGGCACAAACAACGCGAGTGCTAATTTCACAAGAATCAATGTTGCCATTTTCGGCTAACACACCATGCCAACCTCCATCACATCCTCCGGTATCACGTTCGACGACGCCACGACGCTGACAACTGGCGTTTTGACAGCGGCAAACATTGCAAGTGGCGCGGTCACTACCGCAAAGATTGATGACGCTGCTGTTACGTTGGCCAAACTTGGCACCAACGAGCAAAAACAAGTCTGCAAAGCGTGGGTCAATTTCAACGGAACCGGCACTGTGGCCATTCGCGCCGAATACAATGTGAGCAGCATCACGGACAATGGCGTCGGACAATACACCGTCAATTTTACCACCGCTTTTGCTGACGCAAATTATGCCGTTGTTGGAACTTCAAAAAACAACGCGACAAGCAATTCGTATATTGCGTTCGTAGACTACACCGTCGGCGCTACAGCGTCTGCCGTAAAAATAATTACATCTGCTCCAACCGCCGGTGGGGATTCCGAAATGGTATCTGTCGCCGTTTTCCGATAACCGCCATGAACATCATCATCTACATCCAAGACAACGGAACTCCCGCGGTTATCACGCCATCACCGTCCGCGCTGGAGCAATACGGCATTGAAGCCATCGCACAAAAGGACGTTCCTGCTGGCAAGCCCTACAAGATTATCGACGCATCCGAACTGCCGTCAGCACCGCAAGAAGCGTGGATTGTGGACGAGTCACAACTGAACGATGGAGTCGGCGCAGACACCAACGAATTTCCAGCACTATGATCACCGTTGACCAAGACAAACTTGCGGCCATCAATTCAGCCAAGCTACTCGCACTGGCCGAAGCCCACATCGCGTCACACTTCAGCACCGCCCGCCTGCTGCAAATGAAGGACTGGCGCGACACGTTTCCCGAAGAAGACGCGCCCATGCTGGAAGCGGTCTACGATTGGCTCAACGCCATCACGATTCAAGCGGCGCAGGGGCAGACTGACTTTGCCGCACCGCCGCACACGTTTGAGGAACTGGTCGCGGAGGCCATGTTCATCTTGGGCGTTGCGCCTGCGCCGGAACCGGAGCCGGAGCCAGAGCCGCAACCGGAGGAGGACGACGAATGATTCTTGAACTCAAAACCAGCGCAGCCATGCTGACCGCCGGAACCTTCGGCGTGTTTGCTACCGCCACGCCGGTCATGGAGTCTTTCGGTTGGCTTCGCACTGTGGCGGAATTGGGCAGCTTTGGACTCGTCGCCTTCAGTGCCATCATGCTGCTGGTGAAAGTGGCTCCGGCCTTTATCAACCACTTGGACAAGGCGCGTGATTCTTTCCTCGTCGAACTTTCCAAAGAGCGCGAGCAGCGCCACGCGAACGCGGAGAAACTCAACCAGTCGCTGCACCAGATCGATCAGTCGATCCGCGATGTCCATCACACTTTGAAGGGGGTCAAGTAAATGAGCGTCAAAATTCAAGACTGGAACAAGATTGCCTCCAACGTCGTCCTTGTCGCCCAAGGGCCGGATGGTAAGCCTGCGCTGCTCGCGGAGAACAAACCCGCATACGACTACCGCGCCTTCACTTGGACAAGCGGCAATGCAACTCAAATTGTCTACAAGCAAGGTGGAGCAAGCGGCACCATCGTGCTGACCGAAACCTTCACCTACGACGGCGACGGCAACCCGCTCACCCAGACGCTGACCTACCCGTAAGTCATGGCGTGGAAATACAACCCGTTCACTGACGCGCTGGACAACGTAGGCTCCGGCGGCGGGACGAGCTACATCGATGGCGAAGTCGAATACCACAGCAACCTTCCGGTGACGGTCGGCACGCCCGCAGTCAACAGCGCCTTCCTTGTGAGAAAGGGCGAGGGGCTATACTTCATCTCGCGCAAACCGGCGGGAATCTGGGTGAGGGAACTGAACAACGGCAATCTCGACGATTGGAAATATGCTGGGACGTTCAGTGATTTGTATCGGGATGCCAACTTTCGCATCCTCAACAATGCGGATGTCAGTAAGGAACTGGCGTTTGATTTGTCCGGCATCACCACCGGCACCGTCCGCACATTAACCGCGCCGAATGCCTCCGGCCGCATCCAGATCGAAGGCCAGCCCATCGGCAACACCACGCCCGCCGCAGGCACATTCACGACACTCACCGCCAACAACGGCACGCTCACGGCGTCCGCGCCTGTGCTGGATTTGGCGCAGACTTGGAACGCCAGCGGCACGACTTTCACTGGGCTAAACCTCGCGCTGACTAATACAGCAAGCGCCAGCGCAAGCTCTTACTTCAATATCAATCTTGATGGTGGCGAGGCGTTTTCCATTCGTCGTGGCGAATCAAACGTCAACGCCACGCTAATTAGGTGCGGCGGAAGCGGCTTGAGGTGGACTGCACGCACGCGCACAGGAGGAGGCGTTGGATTAAACTTTGGGGATACATTAGGTATTGGTGCATCGTTAGAGTTTTTGGCTACCGCATCGGGAACAACAGCAGGAGATGTTGCCCTTCTACGAGATGGGGCTTCCGACACGCTCGCCCAACGCCGCACCACCAACGCCCAAACCTTCCGAATATACAATACCTTCACCAGTGACACGAACCACGAACGTCTACGTTTGGCTTGGGCAAGCAATGTCGCCATTCTTGGCACGGAGAAGGGATCGGGCGGCGGGACGGCGAGGAATCTTGAGTTTCAGACGGATGGGGTGACGCGGCTTACCTTTACCTCAACGGGTCAAATCCAGACGCGGCAGGGATTGGTGTTTCAATACTACTCTGCTACGGCCTCAAACCACTCGGCAAACTTGCAGGCAACTGGAGACGGAGTTTTGCGACTGACTAATAATGGCAACTCTGACTTTAACCGCGTCCAATTCGGCGGAACTGACTCAACATTCCCCGCGCTGAAGCGCAGCAGCACAACGCTGCAAGTTAGGCTCGCGGATGATTCGGCGTTTGGTGCGCTTGAGGCTTTATCCTTTACGACTGCCAACTCTCGCATTGTGTGTGATGACACTAACAATGTGTTGCATGTAGGCAATACCCCAAGAATTAGTTTGTATGGCGGTAACGCACTGTATCTTTCTATAGGCTCAAACACCGCAATCCGTTTTTCAGGCGCAAGATCGGATCAGCCATCTGCTGCGGGATTTTTTGATTTAATCCGAGAGGCCGATCATGTGTTAGCACAACGCAGCGGAACCAACGCCCAAACTTTCCGCCTTTACAACACCGTTAGCGGCACAGGAAACGTCAACTTCGACCGCGTCAATTTCCGCTGGGCCAGTAACGAATTTATCATCGACGCCGAAGCAGGCGGCACAGGAACCCTGCGCGGCATCAAGATCGGCAGCGCGACTTCCTCGCTGCTCGGCTTCTACGGCGTCACGCCCGTCGATCAGCCCGCCACCGTAGCTGACCCCGCTGGCGGCGGCACTATCGACACCGAAGCCCGCGCCGCAGTCAACGCCATCATCGACCGCCTCCAAGAACTCGGCCTCATCGCGTAAAACTTTATGTTAACCAACCCAACACCCATAACCGTCGAACCCATCCCTGCGAAGGTGTTCGATAAACTCCATGTCTATACGCTCTCGGCTATTCAGCCGACAACGGATAGCGGATCAATCACTGTCGAGTTGCTCCCCGCAACCGCAAACGGCGAACTCGCCAACGGAAGCCTCGTCCAAAAGATGACCGCGCCGTTGACGCCCGAAATCATGGCAGCGGTTCCCGAACTCGCCGCAGCGTTTGCCGCAGTCCTCGCCGCGATTCCCGCGACACAAGCCTACTTGGCCAGCCAACAGGAGCAGCCCAATGAATAAGCAAATCACGCTTACCGAAGCCGAGGCCAAGGTCGTCATGCAGTGTCTCGATCTCGCCGTCAAAACCGGCGGGTTGAATGCCGCCGCGCAGATCCTGCCGGTCGCGACCAACATCGAAAAACAACTGACCGAGGCCGAACCCTCAAACCCTTGACCCCCATCCGGCGTGCGGGTTTAGTCAAAACATGCGCCTCTTTCTTATCCTCGCCGCTTTGACGCTGACAGGCTGCGCGAATCTGTCCGAAGTCCGCTTCGGCTGGGACTTCGCCAAAAACACTTTGCACGTTTCTGTGCCTCTTCAAAAACCAACCTCGTCCAAATAACATGATCGACTACATCCTCGCCCGACTCAAAGAACCTTCCACCTATGCCGGACTGGCCACACTGCTTGCCCTCGTCGGCTGGAAACTTTCGCCGGAACTGATGGGCGCGATTGCCTCAACCGGCATCGCCGTCATCGCTTTGATAGAAGTCGTTCGCCGCGAAAAGAAGTGAGCAACGAACAAAAGTTCCAGCGGGTTCTCGACCGCTGGGGCGTGAAGCATTTTGCGGCCAAGGAGTTTTTCTACCGCGGAGCCAGCGACGAGAAACTCAACCTTAACACCGACCCTCCGGCGGCACTGTGGCCCAACATGGAGCGCACCGCCAAGGTGCTGGACGAGGCCCGCAAGCGTCTGGGCGCGTCGATCCGTATCACCAGCGCCTATCGGTCACCGGCTTACAACAAGCGCATCGGCGGCGTGAGCAACTCGACGCATGTGCGCTTCAACGCGACCGATCTGGTGACCGACTCACCGGCCAAGCTGTATCTGGTGCTTCTCGACCTCCGGCGCGAGGGGTTATTCAAGGGCGGGCTGGGCCTGTATCGCAGCTTCGTCCATCTGGACACCCGCGGCACCAACGCTACTTGGCGAGGGTAGCGAGCGACTCCAGCGCCTTGGCCATCGTTTCGATGCTGGCGTGGGTGTAGTTGTTCGACACCTTCGTCGAGTCATGGTCGCAGATTAGCTGTCGGACGCGCTGATCGACACCGGCATCCACGAGCATGCTGTTGGTGGTGTGACGCCATGAGTGGAAGGTTTTGTCCGTAATCCCGCGGCCCGCGCCCTTGCGCTTGGTTTTCTGGCGGGCGATACCGGCGCGGTCGAGTAATGCGCTGAACTGGCGAGAAGCGACGGATGCCGACAACTTCGCCAAGGACGGCGTGATCGGCCCCCTGCCGAGCAAGCCGGTCAACTCGCCCACCAGCGGAACGGCGACGACGACGCCCTTGCGGCTCTTCTTCTCCGGCAGGAAACGCAGGACGCCGCCATCGATTTCCTCGTAGCGGCGGCGCGTGGCGTCACCGATTCGCATACCGAAATACAACCCGAATAGGCATGCGGTTCGCCACTCCGGCTCCGCGGCAGCAAGGATGGCGGTGATCTCGTCCTTGGTAAACGCCTTTCGGCTGGTGCCTCCGGTGCGGTGCAGTGAGACAAGTTCCGCGACATTCGTGTCCAGTTGCCGGAGCAGGACGGCCCGCTTCAGCACCGAGCGGACGGCCTTGATGATGTAGACCACTGTCGATTCGGCCAGACCGCTGTCGGCCAGCGACTGCCGGAACTCCGCGATGTCGTCGGCGGTGATGCCGCGCAGATCGTGACCGGCGCGGACGCCCAGCCAGCGGGTGAAGTGGGCAACGTCGTTCCGGTATTTCTCCAGCGACCGCGGCTTCGATGACTTGGCGGCAAGCCAGCCATCGACGGCGCTGTGCCACGACGTCTTCTTCCGCGGGTTGGCGACATTGGCCAGCCGGAGCAGCGAGTCGAGCCTTTGCCGCGCCCACGCTTCGTCGATAGCCTCCGCGTTGCGGGCCTCCCGACCAGTGCGCTCCATCTCGTCGGCAACGGCCTTTGCCGCCCGCTTGGGCGTGGTTTTGTGTGGCAGGCGGGTGGAACGCATGGTAAGCCTCCAGAAGCCTCCAGCGGGGTATTCCGGCGAAACAACCCAGATCCGCATGCGGGCGATCCAATATGGTGACGAGGGGATGGTGGTAAGTGATGCCATAGGAGGCCAAGCTACACCAGCCAGCTATACATTAAAACCTCTAAAATGCATAAAGCAAAAGGGCCATTTTACTCTGTTACAGAAGCACTTACACAAAACGAGGGTTGTAGTGTATACGGGCTATTTTACTCTGTAGAACGCTCCAAAAACGTCCGAGTTAGCACACCCAGTTAACACTCATTTTAGACATTGCAGGCTATTTAGAACTGGTTTTGACTACAACCAGTCATGCCATACGCCGATCCAGACGCGCAGAAGGAATACATGCGGAGCCGGTATGCCGAGCGGTATGCGTCAGACCCGAAGTTCCGTAAGGCCGAGAGCAAGCGCAAGGCCCGCTACTACGCGGAGAACCCAGCCTACCAGCGGCGCGTGAAGCGCAAGGTCAAGACAAGGAGAGCCGCGTGATGCTTTACGAGAAACCCATGCAGCGCATCGCGTCGGCGGTCTACGGCATCCTGCTGTTTTGGATCAGTCTTCCGATGCTCTTGCTTGTCGGCATCACGCAAGCGGCAGGGTGGGTGGGCCGCATGGCGTGGTGGCAGGCTTACTCCGGCAGACTGCAATACCACGAAGCGCAGGCGCGGGCGTGCGGGACTTGGCAGCGGTGGAAAAAGCTCAAGCACTGGGCCGCTTTCGCTTTGCTGGGCGCTCCAGTCTGGGTGCCGCTGGTGCTGTTGGCCATGTGGTTGCTGGAAAAGGGCAACCGCTGAACATTTGTATAGGGGTCACCCAGCCAATGTCCGACCCCTGCCGGTATGTTCGCGGGTGATATGGAACACCAAGCTATTAAACTCGTTTTGCAAATCGCAGAAAGGGAGGGTTTTACCCCATCTGAATTGTTGGCCGACACGCTTGACAGGTGTATGAAGGTGCATGACAGTTGCCAGTATGAAAAAGAAAACCAGCACAAGCGGCAATCGCCGGTCGAAGGACCGCGTGGTCAAAAGCCTCTCGTTCCCCAATGACTTGGTCGAGCGCATCCAAGGCGTGGCCGACGCGCAATACGGTGGCGACTTTACAAGGGCGACCTTGGAAATCCTCGCTACCCGCTATCCAGAGGCGAAGAAGTTCCTGCGCGAAAATCAGACCTTCAAATTCAGCCGGAAAAAAATTTAGCGGGGCCATCATTTTTTTCTGGACGAGGTGTAATGCACATGGTGTAATGCACCTATCTTCGATGCAAATCGAAGCTCCACACACACAATGAAAAACCAAAACACAACGACGGCCACGGGGACTCCCGCCGTGGACAAGTATCACGCAATCGGAGAGACGGACGTTAAAACAATCGACCAACTCTCGCGTGGTGAGTTCTTCAAATTCAGCGACAAGATTTCCGCGAAAGTCTGGCGGCTTGGCGCATATGACCGTTCCGCTCGCGCTTACTGGGCGGATGATTGCTCCGACATTTCCAACGGCAAACTCGTCAAGTCCGACCGCTACGTTTTTGTCGGATTCGACTACTAATTCATCACGCACAATGAACCTCAAAAATATCATCAACGAAGATCAGCGTGCGCTTGATCGCGTTTTTCACGAAACGCCCAAGGCCGTTTTTGCAGCCATAGCTTGCAGCGCGTATCGCCAGCTTGGCATCACCGAGGACGAACTCAAGGCCTGCATCGCCTACGAATGGACGGCGCTTTACGCCAACGAGATCGTCGATAATAAGCCGACCAAGCATGTGCGCGATGTGGCTTGGGAATACAACGCGCCGCTCAACGAGGAGGACGCGCAATGACAACACAAACCACAACGCTCCCGTCCCGCTGGGACGACGAGCGCGGCATTTGGGTGGGGCCGGAAAAAATCAGCGCGGGGGCAACTGCCGCGCAAGACAAGGTTGTTTCCAAACAAATCGTTCCGCACCCCGACTTTCCAAACGGAGAGTTCGTGGCGCTTGTTGACGTTTATGGCGACTTCTACCGCAGTCACCACGGATACGTCATGCGTTTCACAAAGAAAGACGCACACAAGATGGTGGGCGTGTCGCACGAACTGATTTAGCACAATGACCGCCGCCCGCGTCATCGCCTCCGTTGAGCCGCTGCTCGCCGCCCATGTAAAAATGGCGCGGCGGCACGGCCTCGACGAAATCCGCATCCCTCTCGCTCGCGCCATTGGCGTGATGCACGAACTGCAACACCTCCGCGACAGCGACCGCCGCGCTCAACGATTCCGGCGAGACATCCATCCCATCTAACGCAAACCAAGCCCATGCCCACCAAACCCACCACCACCCGCAAAAGCATATCGATGCCGCGTGATCTGGCCACGGTCATCGAAGACCGCGCCCGCACCGAACACCGGAGTTTCGCCAAACAAGTCAGCAAGATTGTGGCCGACTTTTTTGCGTCTGAAGGTGTAATACACCTAACCAAGCCCACCCATGAATCTGGTCGATAAAGCCCGCAACGCCGTCCCGCGGAACGGTCGCCACAACTACGACCAACTCGTCGAGCCGGTCGCCATCTTGCGCCGCAAGGGATGGAGCTACGCGGACATCCATTACTGGCTGCTGGAGGAGGGCGAACACATTCACCACGACCCCGTCACTTTTGCCTCTGCCATGTCGCAGCGGCTCAAACACCAGAACAAGAAAAACACACAATGAACACACTGAACTACAAAGTCCGCGGGCTTTCGGTCGATGAATACATCGCCCTGCGCGTGGCCATCAAACAGAGCATCTGCCAGTGCTTCCGCTGGCGGAATACCGGCGGCTCATGGCGCGAGCAAGCCCGTCACGCCATCAGCGCGTATCGCAAACTCGTTAACACGCGGGAGGTGGAAATCTAATGGACTACCTACTCGTCGTCATCGTCGCCGCCATGTGGCTGGCGACCGTCATCGGTGCGTTCAGCGCCGGATGGATCACCGGCTGGGACAAGGCGCAGGAACACCACAAGTGGTCCCGTTGGATCTTGGGCAAATACACCAACCGCTCCGTTCGTTTTTAGGCATGCAACCCACAAAACAAAACCCGCCGACGCAGCATGCCGCGCCGACGGGTCAGAACACAATGAAGGGACAAAATACAATGAGTGAACAAAATGGTCAACTGGTCGCCCAGAAGGCCCAGCCGGTCGAGATCCAACTCGACCAACACGGAGTGCAACTACGCAGCTTCGATGAAATGGCGAGGTTCTGCCGCGCCATCGTGAACTCCGGCCTTGCGCCGAAGGGATTCAACACGCCGGAGGCCGTCATGGTCGCCGTCCAGCATGGGCTGGAACTGGGGCTGGCCCCTATGCAGGCGCTCCAGTCCATCGCCATCGTCAACGGCAAGCCGGTCGTTTACGGAGACACCGCACTGGCCATTGCGACGGCGCATCCGGCGTTCCTCGACATCGATGAGAAGGTCGAGGGCAACACCGCGACATGCGTGGTCAAGCGCCGCGACCGCTCGCCGGTCGTCCGCACCTTTTCCGAGGCCGACGCCAAGAAGGCGGGCCTGTGGGGCAAGGCGGGGCCGTGGCAGCAGTATCCGGCTCGCATGCTCCAGATGCGGGCAAGATCGTGGGCCTTGCGCGATGCCTTTCCCGACGCGCTGCGCGGTCTGGGCATCCGCGAAGAGGTGGCCGACTACCAAGTCAAGGTGGCCCGCGGGCGCGAAGTGGCGTCCAGCGTAGTGCTACCGGAGCCGACAACCGCCGCGGAGTTTTTCGACACCTCCGCGGAGCCGTCTCAACGCGCCGCTCTCAACGACAAGGCGACCGGCGAACTGTTTGCGGAGGTGCTGAAATGAGCGACTACGACCGCGAAGACCGTTGCGACGACGAGGCCAACGAAGGTTTGGCCTTCGCGCAAGCGTGTGAACGCGCCCGCCTGCATGGGGTGCCATTTCGCTACGAACTGGAGGCGGCTGACGATGAATAACGGCATCTTGTCGCTACCGGAAAAGCAATACCGCGAAGCCGAAGGCATCAGCAAAAGCGCGTTGGACTACATCGCGCCGCCGCGGACGCCCGCGCACTTTAAGGCATACATCGACGGGCTGCTCCGCGTCGAAACGACACCGGCCATGCGACTTGGCCAGATGATCCACCGCGCCATTCTGGAACCGGAAACGGTGACCGGCGCGTGGGCCGTCAAGCCCGCGGGCATGAACTTTGCCACAAAGGAGGGCAAGGAATGGAAGGCCGCGCAGGACAAGCCGATCATCACGCAAGACGAGGCCGACACCATCACCGGCATGCGCGAGTCAGTCTGGGCGCATCCCGCGGTCAAGCGGGTGCTGGCCAATGCGAAGACCGAGTGTTCGCTATTCGCAAGTGGCGAAGACGGCGTCTTGCGGAAGGCCCGCATTGATGCGCTGCCGGAGGGTGGCAACGTCATCGTGGACATCAAAAGCTGTCAGTCAGCAGACGCGGACATGATGGCGAAGTCGCTCGTCATGTATCGCTACGATGTCCAAGCCGCCTACTACCTCGACCTCTGCCAACTGCTGGGACTCGACAAGACGGAGTTCCTGTTTGTGTGCGTGGAGAAGACGCCGCCCTACGCGGTCGCTGTCTACGCGCTCGACCAAGACGCCATCGCTTGGGGCCGCAAGCAGTATCAAAGCGACCTCGCCGCGGTAAGGCACTGCATGGCCGAAGACCATTGGCCGTCGTTCACGACGGACATCACTACGCTGGGGCTACCGGCGTGGGCGCAGAAACAAGCGGAGAGCGTCCTCTAATGAGCGACAAAGCCTACGTTCCGAGATGGAGCCGAGGCATTACGCCCGCGGAGTGGCGTCAGCGACTGTTGTCGCTGGCGCTGCCCGTGCGGCACGCAGCGGCGCGGATCGTGTGGTGGGAGACGCTTTCCCTCCGCATGGTTCCCGACCGCAGCGATGCGCTCGACGACATGCTGAAGCACGGCGCGGAGGTTCCCGACCAAGACCTCCAAGCCGCCCTTATCGAAATCGGTCTACCAACCGGCTTCGTAATGCGCCGGATTACTACACCCAAACCGCGCCCACCGCGCAGAAAAAAGCCCACACAATGATTACCGCAATTATTAACGGCGACCCACCAACCGTCACCGCCCAGCAGAAGGGCGTGATGGTTCGCGCCGGTCGCCCCATGTTCTTCACAAAGAAAAAGGTCAAGGACGCGCAGGACGCGCTGGTCTTGCAGCTTCGGCAATTTAAGCCGCGGCAACCAGTGGAGTTTCCGGTGCTGATCAAGATCAAGTTCGCCTTCCGCGTGACCAAGGCGCGGCCAAACGAGCGCATCCACGCGGTGCGTCCCGACCTCGACAACTTGTGCAAGGGCGTTTTGGACGCGCTGGTGCCTGCTGGCTGGATTGCGGACGACGCGCTGGTGGATCAACTCGTCGCGGAGAAGTGCCGCGTGGGAGATCCGTATTTGGAAATCACGATGAAGGAGAGGCTGTGAAACGCCCATCCTTCCAATTCTATCCGTCGGACTGGCGCAACGACTCCGGCCTCCGGCTCTGCTCGCTGGCGGCGCGAGGGCTGTGGGTCGAGATGATGTGCATCGCCCATGAGTGCGACGAATACGGCAAACTCACGCAAAACGGCAGGGGTTTCTCGCACAAAACCCTCGCAAAACTTGTGGGTTTGTCGCCGCAAACCTGTCTCAAATTATTGAAAGAACTGGAGGAGAATAAAGTGTTCTCCCGCGACGAAAATGGCGCGATCTTTTCGCGGCGAATGGTTCGTGATGAGGAGATTAGACAGATTCGGGCCGAGGCCGGAAGCAAGGGGGGCAACCCGCTTTTGCTTGGGAATTTGGTTAAGCAAAACGGCAAGCAAAAACCAACCCCTTCTTCTTCATCTTCATCTTCTATGGATCTATCTATCCGCCGCGGGTGGACTTTGGAGGAGGTCATTGCCGCCGGTCAGATGGCCAGCGTGACGCCGGAAGTGTGCAAGGCGTATTACGACGCACGCGAAGCGGTGGGCTGGGTGGATCGAAATGCGATCTCGATCAAGTCCATGCCGCATGACCTATCACGCTTTGCATCACATTGGGCCGAGAACGAGCGTAAACGCCCCGCCACGGCTTTGACTAAACCCAAGGGGGTCTGGGATGCCAAACAAGGCATCGACGCCTTAAAAGCGAAGCTGGAGCGAATGAAGGGTGATCCGCGGAACCGGAGACAAAAAGCCGACTGCCCTTGGGAAACGGAGTGGAAGGAAGAGGCCAAGGCCGAGGTCGCCCGCATCCGCGAGAAGATCCGCGAACTGGAAGGGGTGGTGGCAGCGTGAAAACAAAACCTCCGGCTGGAAATCAAATTTTACGCGCAGATAGTTCAACAGCAGAATTACCCCTATTCCAAGGGGAGGATGGCGGTGCAACTCCGACCTCTGCGCTCCACTTTGTCATTCGCAAAATAACCAACAAAACTGCCGAACAATGGGTCACGCGGTGGCACTATTCGCGCAGGATGCCAACCGGAAAGAACATCTGTTATGGTCTTTACGCTAACGGACAACTGTATGCAGTCATTGTTTACGGGATTGGTGTAAACCCTTATCAAGCAAAGTTTTTGGGGGTTAAGCAAGTGTTGGAAATAAAACGCATGTGTCGTTCTGAACCCGCTTTGCCGTATCCTCTGTCACGTTTTATTGCCTTAACGGCAAAAATGGTGGCTAAAGAATACGCCCACGATTGTTTGATTGCGTTTGCTGATCCAGATCATGGACACGAAGGCACGGTTTATAAGGCCAGCGGATTTCGGATGCATGGAATGACAAATGCCGAGTGGCATTTAGAAGACGAGCATGGAGAAAAACGGCACCGTCGTTACGCGTTCCGTTATGCCAGACGCAATGGAAAATCCGTTGCGGAAAGCAGGGCTGATTTAAAACTCAAAAGAGTGCAAACTTCACCAAAGTATCGGTGGATTCGCCTTGCTCATCTAAAAACAAAACCGCGACACAGCATAGTTTCAAAAGGCGAGATTTCAAGTAACGCATGCGACCATGAATCCATTTGACCACACCCATAAAATCCACACATGCCCAACACGCTGGAGTCCTACATCCAGAACGTCCTGCATGACGACGAGATTTGCGTAATGAACATTCTCGCAGAGCATTGCTATCTCGTTTCCGACAACGCCTTTCGCGCCGCGGACGTCGCCAACTCCGGCGAAGTGGTCGCGTGGATGGAACGCAATCCGCATTACTTTCGCAAAGGTTTAGTCAAAACCAAAAGACGATGAAACTTTCCGGCGGAATAGGCTGTGTCAACGTGCATGTGGCAATCGCCCGACATGTGTGTGGGGGCCGCTTCGATATGACGCTAATCGAAGCCCGCCGGAACCTTTTCCCATGATGCTGGAACTGCAACGCCAATACCCCGTGTCCACGCCGATTGGCTACGGGTGGGTCACGATCTGCTCCAAGGAGAGCGGACTGGCCAACGATCTGTGGACGGTCGTCATGGAAAAGGACGGCGCACATTGCCACTTCCGCAGTGATCAAATTTTCGCGCTCCCAAATGGGACGCTCGACATAGCAACAACACCAACACCATGCAATACAACGACGACAATAGAGGCGCGGCATTCCCGCGCCAGAGCGATAATCCAAAAGCTCCAAAGTGGTCTGGCCCCGTCAAAATCGAAGGCCGCGATTACGAAATATCCGTGTGGCCCCAAACGAGCAAAAGCGGACAGGAATACCTCTCGCTAAAGTTTGGGCCTCCGTGGAAGCCAAAAGAAAAAACTGATTACGTCGCGCCTAAACCAGCCGCGCCAAGAATCACCGACGCGGATGACGACCAATCCATCCCTTTTTAGCGCAATGAAAGCCTGCGCTTGTTGCGGAGAGATCAAGCCGCTCGACATGTTTCACAAACACAAACAGACGTCGGACGGATTGCGGACACACTGCAAGCAGTGTCGCTCGCAAGAGTTGAAGCGTTACCACGCCAAACTAAAGGAAGATGCTGAAAAGTATGAGGCGTGGAAAAAGCGAATGGCGCTTCAGCATCAAGCGATCAAAAACGATCCGGTGCGATTGGACAAGCAGCGCACAAAGTGCAGGGAATACAGGAGAAAGCACCAAGCGCTGCATGGCAAAAAGCCATTTGAATACAACGCGCATAGTGCGCTGAAGTGGCAGGCGGCAAATAAGGAAAAGATGCAAGCGCACAAAGCTGTGCGGATGGCTATTCGCGGAGGCTTGTTGACAAAGCAACCGTGCGAAATGTGCGGGTGTGACGCTGTTCACGCCCACCACGACGATTATTCGCGCCCGCTGGACGTTCGATGGCTTTGCCCAACGCACCACGGAGAGGTGCATGTCGAGATAAGGCGCAGGCAACTATTCCAAGGAGTCAACTGATTGATCCTGCACGAGACACAAGCAGACCGGCGCACCGAAGCGCGGATCGTCGAAGCCGTCGCCGCCAAGCACGGATTCGGCACCGCGTTTTGCTCCAAGGCTTACCCCGTGGACTCCATGTTCATGCGGGGCCGGAAGCCGGTCTGCTTTGTCGAGGCAAGGCATCGAAACAACGCGAAGGACAAGTATCCGACCTTCATGTGGTCGCTGCAAAAGTTCATCCACGCGAAGCAGTTTGCCGAAGTGCTGCCGACCGTCCTGCTCGTCGAGTGGGAGGACGGCATCTTCAGCCACCGGATCAACGGCGATCACTACGAGATCAGCTACGTCAACCGCACCGGCACCACCGGACGCACCAGCGCCGACAACGAGCCGGTCATCGAAATACCGACGGACAAGTTCAAAGAGGAAATACCGAGGGAATACTCATGGTAGTTGAGGCGAGCGTAAGCGAGACGAATAAGATAGAGCGGGTTAGTCAAAACGTGGTCAATGTTTTAGTTTGACCATCAGAGTAAAAAAGACCCATGCCAATCACTTCCGACAGCGAAATGGAACACCGCGTGAGCGTGGTGGCCGACTGGGTTTTGGAAGGTCGCCGCTTCACTGATCTTGTTTCCTCTATTTGCAGCGAGTTCAAGGTCTGCAAGCGCACCGCGGCCAACTACATCGACCGAGCCAATCCTATCGCCCGCGAGACGCGCATGAAACAGAAGGAAACCATGATTGCCCGCGCCGCGGACAAGCTGGAGAAGATCCACGACAAAGCCTACGCCCGCGAGGATTGCAGCGCCGCGACCGGAGCCGTGCGCGAACTGGTCAAGCTCCTTGGCTTGGCCGAGGCCGAGAAGCAGGAGGTCAAGCATGACCTTACGGACGAGTTTGTTGGCGTCTTCCGCGGGATTGTGAAAGCGAGCGACAAACCGGCGTGACGACCGACGACTTGGCCAATCCGCTCTGGCGGTTGCGGAACCTCTACCACATCAAGCAGGCGAGCGACGGGCGGATCATCAAGTTTGCGCCGAGGCCGGAGCAGCAGCGGGTCTACGACATGCTTTTCAAGGAGGGCGTCAAGCGCCTCATTATCTTGAAGGCCCGCCGTCTGGGCATGTCCACCGCGCTCGACGTCCTGCTGACCGACCAGATGCTGTGGAACGCTGGCACACAATGCTCGTTGGTCGATCAGACCGCGGCGGATGCCGAGCGCAAGTTGGCGACGATTGCCAAGGTCGCCTTGGACAACCTCCCTCCGGTTGCCTTGCAGTGCATTGAGAAGGTGCGCGACTCCGGTTCGATCCTTGAGGTCAGCGTGGCCGGTGAGGCCGCGTCGTCGTTCTTTGCGGGCCTGCGAGCGCGCGGCGGCACCAACAACTGGCTTCACCTCTCCGAGTGGGGAGTTATCCAAGCGGACGACCCGCGGCGCAGTGAGGAAATTCTGACCGGCGCGATCCCGTCCGCGGAGCATGGCCGGATCATCATCGAAACCACTTGGAAAGGCGGGCGAGGGGGCCACTTGTGGGACATCGTCAAGGGTGCTTTGGAGACGCCGGAAGCGGCCAAGACGGACAAGGATTGGCGCGTGGTCTTCTTTCCGTGGTGGAAAGACCCGACCTATGTGGTCGAGGGCGATGTGTCCACGATCAGTCCAGCGATCAGTCAATACTTGGACAACATGGAGCAGACGACCGGCCACACGTTCAGCCCGCAACAGCGCCTGTGGTATGACCGGCAGTCCCGCGACTTGGGTTTGTTTATTTTTAGAGAATTTCCCACCACCTTGGACGAGTGCTTCAAGTCGCCGGTCGAGGGCGCGATCTATGCGGGCGAACTGGACAAGCTCCGCGCCTCCGGTGCGATTAGTGCGTTTAAGACCGACAACTCGACTTTGGTGCATACCGCGTGGGATCTGGGCAGTCCGGTCAATACGGTCGTTTGGTATTTCCAAGTGATCGGCGGCAACGAGATCCGCGTGATCGATTGCGACATGGATCTGGACATGACGCCTGTCCAGCGCGTCGGTCACATGCTGGCCAAGGGATACAGCTACGGAGCGCACTTCCTGCCCCACGATGCCGCGGCGACAAGGACAAGTGGCAAGGCTGACGCCCAAGTGTATACCGAAGCCGGTCTGGCCAATGTGCGCGTCCTGCCGCGGACGCATGACATCTGGATTGGCATCAATGCCTGCCTGCAAATGTTCCCGCGGTTCTCGTTCCGCCTGCCTGCCTGCGAGCGTGGCTTGGACGCACTGGCCAACTACGCCTACAAGCGCAGCAGCGCGACCGGCATTGTGGTCAACGAGCCAGTCCACAACTGGGCCAGCCATGCCGCGGACGCGCTCCGCATGATAGCCGAGGCCGAGATGGCGGGCATGCTCAAGACCGGCTTCGCCAAGCCGCGCCCGACCGTAGTGACAACCGGCATCCGCGAACTCGACTTTACCCGCAGGACAATCGTGAGACGATGACGCCCATCGAAAAGTGCAAGATGCTTTACACCGCGGATTCCCCGCGGACGTTTGAAGAAGACATGCTCGCGCACTTGGCGCATGGCTGTTTTTTCTCGACGCCGGAGTATGTGATGATGGCGCGTCCGGTGTGCAGTGCGGCCCCGCAGGAGATGATCAACGACGTCTGGTGTGGCTTCCAGCGCAAGGACTGGGACGCATGGTATGTCTACGCTTTCGCCTTGGCCGACGACCAAGGCTTGCAGGGTTTAGTCAAAAAACTATTGCGCCACATTCCGTTTTATCTTCCGCTCATCGCATGGGAGAGGAGTGGCCATCCGCTGACTTTCTTTTCGACCGACAAACTCATCCAAAAATATGCGAAACTATCACTCGTCCAAGATTGACCTAACGTGCCGCTGCCACTTCGGTGGTGGAGCCAAGACGCCTCCCGCGCCTCCGGCCATGCCTGCGTTCCAAGCGCCCCCGCTTCCGCCCCCACCGCCACCGCCGCCACCGCCACCGGAGGCCCAGACGATGGGAGCCAGTGACGCCGCCAACATGCAGCGCAACGCCGCGGCCCGTCGTTCCGGTTTTCGCAAGTCGATCCTCGCGGGCGAAACCGGCGGCTACGTCAATCCGGCCACCGGAGCCAACAGCCTCCTTGGCTAATGGATGGAGCTAACCTTCCATCTGGCCGTCTTCGCGGTGGGCATTGTCCTGCTGATTACCGCGGTTAACGACCCCGACATGTGGTAATGAAAGACAACGTCCAACTCGCTGACTGGGTGCTTGCCCGCAACCAAGACTTGGGTTCCGAGCGGGCCTCATGGGACACGCACTGGCAGGAGTTGGCCGAGTATTTCCTGCCGCGCAAAGCCGAGATCAGCGCCAAGCGGTCAGTGCCGGATAGCTCGCGCTACGATGTCCTTTTCGATACCTCTGCCGTCCAAGCCGCGGCCACGCTGGCCAATGGGCAACTGGCCTACATTACGCCCGCTGACAGCCGGTGGTTTGTCTACGAGCCGCCCAAGGGTGTCAACAGCGACAAGGCCAAGCAGTGGTATGCGAAGTGTTCCGAGATGACCCAGTTGCTCTTGGCCACCAGCAACCTTTATACGGAAGTGCATGAGTTGTATTACGACGACTCCGTCTTCGGCACCTACTGCATGTTCGTTGAGGCAGGAATGTCGCACCCGCTCGTCTTCCACAAGTTTGACATCGGCACCTACAGCTTGGCCGAGAACGACGAGGGTCTGATCGACACCGTGTTCCGCGAACTGGAACTGACCGTGCTGCAAGCCGCGGACAAGTTTGGCGAAGACAACCTTGCGCCCGCCATGCAGAAGAAGCTGGCCGAGATCCGGCGCACCGGCAAGGGCGGCACCGTCAAGCATCGCTTCGTTCATGCCCTCTACAAGCGCGAGGACGGCGACCGCGACCGGAACAAGGCCGACGGCCCGAACAAGCCTTGGGCGTCGGTCTACGTTGACCAGAGCAACAAGCATGTCTGCCGCAACTCCGGTTACGACGAGAAACCCTTCTTCGCCGGTCGCCACGTTAAAAGCCAGCAGGGCGTCTACGGCGTCAGTCCCGCATGGATGGCGCTACCCGAAGCCCGCCAACTCAATTTTTTGGCCAAACAGCTTGACGCCCTCTCCGAGATCAAAGCGTTCCCTCGTCTCCTCATGCCAGCTACGCACGAAGGGGAAGTCGATTTGCGCTCTGGGGGCGTCACTTATTACGACCCGACGCAACCCAACGCTTTGCCGCAGGAATGGGCCACTGCTGGTGACTATTCCATCGGACTCGACCGCGAGGCCCGCAAGACCAACGCGATCAACACCGCGATGCATGTGGACATGTTCCGCATGTTTGCTTCGATGGAGCGCACCAACATGACCGCGACCGAAGTGGCCGAGCGGGCCAGTGAAAAGCTGGTGCAGTTTTCCCCCTCGTTCACCCGCAAGACGACCGAGTTGCTTTCGCCCATGCTGCGCGGAGTCTTTGGGATTCTTATCCGCAACGGCCATTTCCCCCCGCCGCCGCAGGACGCGATCCAGATGGACGCGATGGGCCAGCCCATGCTGCCGGAGCCGGAGGTCAGCTACGTCAGCAAGGTCGCGCTCGCCATCCGCGCCATGCACAACCTTTCCTTGGCAAGGACAATGGAGCGCAACGCGATCATCGCGCAAGTGCGACCGGAGGTACTCGACAACTTCAAGTGGGACGTCATCGCCCGCGAAACCGCCCGCAACGACGGACTGCCTGCCGACTGGCTGGCCGAAGAGGACGAGGTCGAGGAGGCCCGCGCCGCCCGCGCACAGGCACAGGCCCAGATGCAGCAGCAGCAGGAGATGCTCACGATGGCCGAGGCCGCAGGCAAAGCCGGTAGCGTCAAGCAGGATTCCGCTTTGGGACGACTGATGAACCAAGCCACCGCATGACCACCGACAAAGAACTGGAGCGCAGCAAGTCGCTTCAGCGCATCAACAACGCTTACCACCGATGCTTCGACAACGAAGACGGGCAAGTCGTCTTGGACAACCTCCGCGCCTACTTCCGCATGAACCGGCCCGCTTTTGAACGCACGCTGGGACGTCCGTTTGATCCGATTGCCGCCGCGGTGCGGGACGGCCAGCGCGAGGTGATTCTTTTCGTCGAACACAAACTTTCCCTGCCCGTCGTCGGTGATGCCGACGTCGAGCGTCCAACCACCGAAGTCCTCCGCTAAACGCGGTTTAGTCAAAACACCAACCAACCAACACCACCATGATCGATGCAACCACCACCTCCGAAACCAGCACCACCGCGGACAGCGCCGCTGTTCCCGCGTCCACCGCACCCGCTGCTAACACCAGCGTCACAACCGAAGGGACACTCCTTTCCGGTGCGCCTGCCAGCGTTACCGACGCGCCCGCCGCACCGCCAGCCGTAGGCGAAAAGCCCGAATGGCTGGAGGCCAAGTTCTGGACAGACAAAGGCCCGAACGTCGAAGCGCTGGCCAAAAGCTACGAGGTCGCCCAACGCGCCTTGGGCCGCAAAGCCCAAGCCGTTGTTCCGCCGACCGAGAAGTCCACGCCGGAAGAAGTGGCCGAATACCGCAAGGCGCTGGGCGTTCCCGAATCGCCCGAAGCCTACAACCTCAAGCCGGAGCAACTGCCGGAAGGGGTTACATGGGATGACAACGTGGCCAAGCGTGCCGCGGAACTGGCCCACAAGCACCACATTCCTGCCGCCGCGATGCAGGAGTTTATGAAGTTCGACATGGAGCGGGCCGCGCTGATGAACCAAGCCGCGGCCAACATGATCGAAGAGCAGTTGCAGCAAGGCCGCAGCGAATTGGAGCGGGTCTGGGGCGACAAGATGCCGGAAAAAATCGAACTGGCCCGCCGCGCCGCGGTGACCGCCGGAGTCGATCCGACCAGCCAAGGCTTCGTCGATCCGCAAGTGGTCAAGGCCATCGTCAACCTCGCGGAGAAGCTCTCCGACGACAAGCTGGTGGCCGGTGACCAGACGGGGCCAAGCAGCACCCGCGCTCGCGCCCGCGACATTATGACCAACCAGTCGAACCCGCTTTACACCAAGTATCAAGAGGGTGACGCCGAAGTGGTCGATCAAGTGCGCCGGATGCTGACCAGCGCCTGATCGTCTCAACAATCGGCTCATCATGGCCAACAAAACCAAGGGCTGGCAGAAGTTTCTGGCCTGCACATGCACGCATGGCAGCGAAGCCGACCCGCGTGCGCTGGACGCCATCCTGCGATTGCGAGAGGCGTGGAAGCCGGACTTTGTCCTGCATCTTGGCGATGCCATCGATGCCCGCGCCCTGCGCTCCGGCGCTCGCAAGGACAGCGACAGCGCCGACCACGGGGCCGATTTGGCCGACGACCTCATGCAAGGACTGGCTTTCCTGCGCGAGTTAAAACCGAACGTCTACCTGTTTGGAAACCACGAAAGTCGATTGACCGAACTGGCCCACAGTCCCAACGCGGTTTTGTCCTACGCGGCCAGCAGCGTCTTGTCCCGCATTGAAGACGAGATGGGCAAGCTCAAGTGCCAGATCGTTCCCTACGCGGGCGTCCACAAGAGCGGCATGTTCATGCTGGGCGACACCGGATTCACCCACGGAGCGATGTACAACGTGTCGGCAGCGCGGGACACCGCGGAAATGGTGGGCCATTCGGTGGTCATGGGCCACACCCACCGCGTGGCGATGGAGAGCGCCCGCATACACAACCGCGCCATCGGCTACAACATCGGGTGCGGGATCAAGCTCGACATTGGGTATTCGGCCATCCGGCGGCAAACGCTGGGATGGCGACATGCCGCGTGTTTCGGGTCGTTCAATGGCACCAACTGCAACGTGAACATCGCGGTCTTCGACCCGCACTACCAGTTGCCGCTATGAAGCAGACCAAAGCCGACAAACAACTGGCCCAATGGTGCCAAGCCCTGTCGCAACCCACCACGCCGGTCGAGGAGGTGCCGGAGGGCTGGTATACAATCAAGCAACTGGCCAAGGCCCGCGGACGCAGCGAGTGCATTACCAGCGAGCAAGTGCGCCGGATGATCGACCAAGGGATGTGCGAAAAGCGCAACTTTACCATCCGCCTTTCCGAGCGCGTCCGTCCCGTTTCCCACTACCGACTCAAATGAGCCGCCGCATCCCCACCAAGCGCGTGTCCATCGACGGCAAGCCGTGGCGGGTCAAGATCCAGCGCCCGCCCGCCCGCGAAGCCTACGATGGCCTGTGCGTGAAGGACGACCGGACGATCTACATCCACCCCGACGCCATCACCCACAGAGGTATCGAACTGGCCTGCCACGAAATCGTCCATGCCCGTCTCTTCGATTTGGACGAGGAGTGCGTGGACGAGATCGGGCGTCTGGTCAGCGAGGTGTGCAACTGGCTGGCGCGGCACAACGACGGAATTATTTCGTGACCTTCTGGCCGCTCCTCGCCTGCACCCTGCTTTACTTTGCCACCGCGGTAGGGTGGTGGAGGCAGGGTGATCCGGCGATGGCCGTCATTTTCTTTTTCTACGGATGTGCCAACGGCGGATTTTTGTGGGCGGCGTTGCGCTGAAATTTCGACACGTTGTGTATACCAAGCGGCGTTTTGCTATGCACAAACACCCGAAACTTTTTTTGACTAAACCCTTGCGCCACTTCCGGCGCAGCGCAATTCTCGCACCAAGTTAGGCAGTATACTCCTTGTGGAGCCTGTCCAACGCGCACAGCCCAAGGCCGACGACCCTCCAGTGGAGGAATATCGGTAGCGCCGAGGACACCACAACCAATCAACCCGACAAGGCCCGCAATAACGTGGGTTTAGTCAAAACCAAAGGAGTTAGTTATGCCCGTATCACAAATTCCGCAATACTTCACGACGGAGTTCTCCAGCAACTGGGAGCATCTGCTTCAGCAGAAACTTTCCAAGCTGCGCGAGTACGTTTCCGTCGAGACAGTCCGCGGCAAGGAGAAATCCTACAATCAAATGGGCGCAGTGGAGATGCAACGCATCACCAGCCGCGCAGCCGACACCAACATCAGCGATGTGGCCTTGGCCAAACGCTGGCTTCGCCCCTATCCGTTTGAACACGCCACGTTGTTCGACGAGTGGGACAGCGAATATCTGGGCGAGGTCAGCCTTCCCCAGAGCGAGACGGTTGCGAATCACGCCGCCGCCTATGCCCGCACCGCCGACAAGGTGATCATCGATGCCGCCCTTGGCAACGCCTACACCGGAGAGACTGGCGTCACCGCGACCGCTTTGCCCGCTGGGCAGAAGATCGCCGTGGACTACGTCGAAACCGGATCGACGGCCAACAGTGGCCTCACCATCGCCAAGCTGCGTCAAGCGGCGTTCCTGCTCACCAACGCTGAAGTTGATGACAGTGACCCGCGCATCATGGTCGTTTCCGCCAAGCAGATCCAAGATTTGCTTCGCACGACCGAGGTGACCAGCGGCGACTTCAACACCGTTCGCGCCTTGGTCAATGGCGAGATCAACACGTTCATGGGATTCACCTTCCGCCGTGTTGCTTCCAGCCTCTTGCCCTACGCGAGTGGAACCGGCGTCCGCACTTGCTTCGCCTACGTCAAATCCGGCCTCAAGCTGGCCGACGCTGGCCGCAAAGTGCATGTCGATATCCGTGCCGACAAGAGCCACGCCTTGCAGATCCGCACTGTCGCCTCTTTGGGCGCAACGCGCATGCAGGAAGCCAAAGTCGTCGAAGTCCCGTGTGACGAAGTCCTCTAACAACTAACCAAGGAGAACAACTAACATGGCTACCTTCTACACCGACATCGCTCCGAGCGATCTAACCCTCAACGTCCGCAACCGCGTCAGCGCCGACCTCTCCAACGGAGACGTCCGCTACGCGGAAGCGACCTACACCACCACCGGCACCGAAGCCGCGAGCGGCGACACCATCGAAGTGGCTGTCCTGCCCGTGGGCGCAACGCCGTTGCCCGAACTGTGGCGCGTCTCCAACGAGGCGAGCATGGGCGGTTCCGTTATCGCCATCCCCACCATTGGGGATGCCTCTGACGCCGACCGCTACAGTGCGACAAGCATCAGTGTCAACAGCAGCACCGCGGGTTCCGCGGCGGTTACACCCGCCGTGGCGACCAGCGTGTTGCCCCGTTACACTGTGACGGCTGACACCCAGCGTGTGGTCGCCGCGATCACCCGCACCAATGCGGTGACCGCAGGGAAGAAAATCAGCTTCCTCATCGCTTACAAACTGTAAGTCCCGACTGATTAACGCGCTGGCAGGCCGCGAATAAACGCCTGCCACCTTTTTAACTTTTCATGGCCGACGAAACCTCCATCTGCAACTTGGCTTTGGCCAAGCTGGGCATCAGCCCGATCATGGCGCTGACCGACGACAGCAAGCAGGCCCAGTTTTGCAATCGTTTCTTCGCCCAGACCCGCGACGAAGTCCTGCAAGGGCATCGCTGGAACTTCGCCATGCGCCGCTCCGCGCTTAACAAACTGGCCACCGCACCGCAGAGCGAGTGGGAGAGCGCCTATCAGTTGCCGGTTGATTGCCTGCGCGTCGTCCAACTCAACGGCTACGAACCCAACGAAAGGCTGGGCGAGTTTAGCGTCGAAGGCGACCAGCTTCTGACCAACGCGGAGGAGGCCAACATCCGGTATGTCTCCCGCGTCGAGGACGGGTCGTTCTATCACCCGCTGTTTGTTCACGCGCTCGCCACCATGCTGGCCTCGCGTCTGGCAGGCCCGCTGACCGGAAGCCGGAACATGCCGCAGGAGTTGCTGCAAGAATACGAAGCCATCACCGGCCCCAAGGCCCGCATGGCCGACGCCTTTGAGGAGCGTCTGCGCCGCAAGATGCCGTGGACAAACAGCGACCTTGTCGCGGCCCGCTACACCAAGTTTCCGTCCAGCCAATAGATCATGGCCAATCTCCTCGTCACCGCCCTCAATGCAGGCGAGTTGAGTCCTTACATGGATGCCCGCACGGACGTCGAAAAATACCGTAGCGGATGCCGCACCTTGGAGAACATGGTCGTCCTGCCCTACGGAGGCGTCTACCGCCGCGCCGGAACCGAATACTTGGGCGAGGCCAAGAACGCCAACCAGCGGTGCCGTCTGATCGGGTTCAACTTTTCCGTGACCACCCGCTTTGTCTTGGAGTTTGGCCACCAATACATCCGGTTCTGGGGTAACGACTCGCAAGTGCTATCCGGCGGCTCGCCCTTGGAAGTTGCCAGTCCTTACCAAGAAAGCGAACTGCGCGAACTGCAATACGTTCAAGTCAACGACATCATGTATCTCGCGCACGCCAACCACGCGCCGCGCAAGCTGACCCGCGTCAGCGACACGAACTGGACGCTGACCACCGTCGCGTGGAGCTATCCGCCGCTCCTCGACCAGAACCTCACGACCACCACCATCGCTTCCTCCGCGGCCTCTGGCAGCGCCACGTTGACCGCCAGCGCGTCTGTTTTCCAAGCGGGCCATGTGGGTAGCCAGTGGGCTATCCAGTGGCCGCGCAACAGCGGGGCAATTTCGACGACCATCGATGCCAATAAGACGACGACCGACACCTTGGACATCCAAGGTTCTTGGACGCTGACCACGGTTGGAACATGGATCGGCACCGTGCGACTGCTCCGTATCCCGCAGAAGGAAATGGACGAGGACGGCGGCAGCGGATTTACCGCCTACGAAGTGGTGCGGGAGTTTAACTCGCTGACCACCGCGCGGAACTTCACCGCCACCGGCACCGAGGACGAGCGCGTTGGCCTTAAGCTGCAAGTCCTTAACTATTCTTCCAACACCAGCGCCCGCGTCTTCCTTGAATCCACCGACTTTAACTCCGGCGGCACCGTCACGATCAACAGCGTGGCCAGCGGCACCAGCGCCGGAGCCACGGTCAACAAGTGGCTGGGATCAGTCATCACCGGAACCACCCAGTGGAGCGAGGCCGCGTTCTCCGCGGTGCGCGGCTACCCGCGGGCCGTCGCCATCCACGAACAGCGCCTTTGCTTCGGCGGAACCGCCCACCAGCCCAACACCGTCTGGTGCAGCAAGGTGGACGACTTTGAAAACTTCCAACTGGGAGTTGGCGCGGACGACGGGCTGCAATTCACCGTGGCCTCGTCTGAAGGCAACCGCATCGAATGGATGTTCAGCCAGAAGCGCCTCATGCTGGGAACCAGCGGCGACGAGTGGACAATCGGCGGGGCCAATAGCGGCGAAGCGTTCAGTTCGACCAACGTGCAGGCCCAGAAGCAAGGCAGCTTCGGATCGAAGACCATGCGGGCCATCCTG